CAGTGAAGGAAGATTGGATTGAAAGCACTCTTACCAGTCTTTGCATTGACCCATTGTTTGTGATAAAAATTACCAACCCCGTTAGGAGTCGAGTTGATAATTGCAGAACCACCAGTGTTGATTGTAGACTGTGCAGAGGCCCAAATTTCCTCGATGTTATCAATGAACGCCGCCTCGTCAATAATGAGAAGTGAAAGAGCTTCTGAACGAGCGGCATCTGCGGCGGCTGAAACAGCTTTTATTTGTGAACCGTTCTTGAAACGAAGTGATAGTTTGTTATCTTCGACTACCGCAGTTTTCAACCACGAAGGAAGATTGTCATACATAACACGAACTTTCGTTACAAGATTCTTCGCGGTTTCTTGTTTGGTAGCAATAACGAGAATATTTTGGTCACTTTGAAACAACATTAACCAAAGAGAATAACCAGCAATAAGAGTAGAGATACCTAACTGACGAGACTTCAAACAGATATTATATCTATGGTCTCTGAAATCTTTGAGAACGTCTTCCTGAAAGTTCCATAGTTCGAATAGAATTTTACCACGAACGGGGTGTTGAATCTTGGCGTACTTTTTCATAAAGTATACCGGATTAGCAGCACACTTTACATACTCTTCTTTGATTATATCCCGTAACGTTTTGTTTTGTTGAACCATTACAATATCACGCCCAAAATGACTGTTGCTACTGTGGCACCACCACCGAACCATAACCACTTGTTATCATACCACTTCGGCATCATAATTTGAATAGTCTCACGTAGTTTCTTATTTTCTTCTTCCATAAGGTTAATAACCTTTTGACGATTATCAAGTTGTTCTTGGAAAAGAAGTGCACGTTGTTTGTGCGATGAAATAAGGGTATCTTGTGTTGTTATAACTTCACCTTGCCAGACTATTGTATCTTTTTGCCAATAGAGTGTGTCTTGTAGTCTTTGAATTTTGTTTGCAAGTTTTAGAATATCACCCTTTGGTAAACAAAGAACGGAGTCTTTGGATTGACCATAAGAGAGTGTGTTTGCAAGCAAGAATAAAATTGGTAATATCCATTTCATTTTAGTCCTCTATAAATTCTTTCAAAAATTCAAGTGCCTCATTAGGTGTTTGTTTCGGTGGTTTCGGTGGTTTCGGAGTTGGTGGATGTTTCTTTAATGAATCCAATCTCCGCTCACCCTCTGCAACCTTTGCATCTAACTGAGCAGCAATCACAAGTAAACTATCGTACTTCTGATGATACTTATTTACTTCTGCACGAAGTGAATCAGCTATTCGCATATTCTCAGTTACTCTCTCGTCTTCCATCATAGAAGAATAAATAGCCATACCAACGCCACCTATCGCGATTACTGGTATTAGGATATTCATAATAATGTTCTTTATCATTTACTTACTCGGATTTGTTGATACAAATTTAGCCTTACCACGACGGGTTGAGCCATACTTTCTCTTACGTGTTACCGCACTTCGTTTTTGTTTACTAGTCATACGAGCGGCTCTTGCAGCCGGTACACATTTTGGATAAGCACGTTTACCACCTTTTCTCGATTTAGAACCAGCGGATGCACCACATGGAGGATGCCCACCTGATTTTGTTTTTCGAGAAATATCTCTCCATTTTTCTTTGAACCACTTACGAAGACCACCCGAAGGTTTCTTTCCTTCCATAAGGTAGCCTTTCACGTATTCGCGAATAACTAAACGGGTAATATGTTCTTGACATGGTGTCATAGTAATAAATATGTTATACCAACTTTTTAAACTCATTTAGAGGTTTGAATTTTATCACACCGACCCGTTTGGATAGTTTAACATCATAACCTATTTGAAGTAAATCATTCTGAACATTATCGACCAATGTTAATCTAACCGTGTTTAGTTCTTTTGGTATAGTACCATTATACCACTTTTTAACGTAAAAATCAAGTCCTTCGTTAATAGTTCTTCCAACCGCGTATAAAAATGGTTCTTTCATCAAATCCAATCCTCTTAACTTTGGTGAAGTTATGAGATTACCGTAAACTGAGTTTTTACTTTCAATCACGTCAGGATAAGAATAACTTGGTGATTCACTTATAACTATCGGTAGATTTGCCATAGAACCGCCCAATCTACTATCGTATGCACTGTTTCTCAACTGTGAAAATACAGCAAACTGCCATTCTCTCTCACCACTTTGTAAATCGTAAAACGATTCGTGTAATTGTACCGTCAATTCCAACAAAGCAGGTTTTTTATTCGTATCGTCAAACACAAGATTAAACTTATTGTTTGTTGCAAAGACAGTTCTTGTTTGGTCTATAAAGAAATTAGATATGGTTATATTTGTAGATGTACCACCGCCAGTTCCTCCACCAGTCGCACCACCACCACCAGTACCGCCTCCAGTTCCTCCACCAGTCGCACCACCACCAGTACCGCCTCCAGTTCCTCCACCAGTTGAACCGCCGCCGGTTCCTCCACCAGTTCCACTTCCAGTTCCACCTCCACCAGTTCCAGCTGATTTATTTACTGTTCCAGGTTCTTTATCGTTAGGTATTCCGTCACCATCTTTATCAGAATCCTGTGAGTTTGGTATTCCATCACCATCTATATCATCATCAAGATAATCTGGCGTACCGTCTTTATCGGTATCTTGCTTCTTCATAAAGTCAGGTACACTAATAGAAACACTTGGTAAACTAAGTAAGGTTGCCCACGGTAAAACGAGTGGTACTGGTGAAGGAGAACCAGGTGGGTAAAATAGACCGCTGTAAATACCAGCAACACTTAAAAGATGTTTAACTAACGTATTCGAAAATGCGGATAGTGACGCCTCCATGTCTGTATTCTTAAACACTTTTTTAAGGTCTGAATCAAGTGGTTTAAGTAATCCTGGAAAAAGAACTTTGACACCTGTTGTTGGTGCAATCATCGGAGGCATAGCTGGCATTGGTGTAAATGTTGAATTCATCCAATAGAAACAAAAGCCCGTTGCCATAAGTGTAAACCCCGGTTCTACGGAATCTTGACTTATCGATTTCAAGTAAAAGTTTGTTTTTAGACCAAGAGAAAGGAATTTTTTAAGGGTATCTTTATCACCCTTTATTAACTTTGCACCGAAAAAAGGTGCGGTATCTCCCATATTAGACAACTCATATGCCATAGCAATTTTATCTGCGGCATCGTCTAAATCGGAAACACCCCACGACCTCCAAAAAGGACGCAGGGTGGATTTGAATAGTTCTGTGTTCATAATTACGTCTTATCGATGGAGCCCTTACCAGATGAAGGCCATCCGAATCTACAAGACCAGTAACGGGCTTTATGACGCGGCCCAGGAGAATGACAACGGTGTCTTGCTCTGAATGATTTTCTACGTTGAGCATTAGACTTCTTTATCTTCATCGTCTTTGAACCACCTGAACCTTTATGACCGAAGTTCACCTTTACGACGTTACCGTTTGGTTTCTTTACATATACCGAGAATTTCTTTGGACCACCTGGTGTTCTGAATGGTTTACCGAGAGAAACTTTACGTCCACGGTATTCTGCTTCACCTAAAAGGGTAGAGCCAGATTCTTGTAAACCAAAGTGTAATTCAGATATTTGACCACATTCGCTTGTGGTGTAACCTTCAAGTACATACTCTGGGTTTTCTATGGTGACAGATTCGTTACGATAACCACCACCGGCAGCTTTATACGCTTTAACAAGAGCGGCCGAGGCATACGCACTCGGCCACACCTTGAACTTTTTCTTTATCCGTGATTTTACTCGATTATACAATTCCTTGTTTGTAGGAGTAGCACTTTCAATAACAATAGATTCCATTACATTACCTTATCTGTGATAGATGATACATTTACATCGGTTGGAGTAGAACCACCCTTACGTGTGAACTTCTCGGCAGTAGCAACACCAAGACCGACGATGATAATATACATAAGACCTTCAAAAATAAACTCTGTTATTTGAAAGCCCCAAAAAAGATTTGCGGCCCATGTTACTAACATGGCACCAACACATAAAAACGTAACAACTCTTTTTGATGAGACTGAACCATCAACATCTGAAATCATTGATGATAGACCCGACTTTAGTTGTTCAATCACTTTCGTTCTCCAATTTCTGAATAAAATCTTCACGAAACCGTTGAAACTCATCTTCAATCTTCTGCAAGATTTGTTCCTTTGTTATACCCGAACTCCATTTTTCAGAGTCACCGAAACTATTTGCAAACTCAACTTTCGATAGTTCTTCCGCGATTAAATTCTTATCCTTTTCAGCTTCTTTTAACCACGCAAGAGCATTTTGTTTTACCTTTTCCTTTTCATATTCTTCCCATTTTCCTTCCAACCGAATCTTATGTTCCATTTCAATTACACAGTCAAAACACATACCATGTATTGTTTTCATCTTTTCGTCTATACGTTTTGGCATCGTACAAGTACAAACTTCTTTTTGGCAGTTTGGGAAAGAGTTTAAATACTGATGCAACTCTTGTTGCCATTCCTTACCCAACTTAATAGAGTACCCTTCTTTTTGCTCCCACTCGTTCCCATCGTCGTCCTTCCATTTGTCACCGACTTTCCGTGTGATGTGTTCTTTCACTTCACCTTGAAATCCAGTTTGAATCTTGTTTTGAGATTCGTGGGTGCCTCTTAATAAGTTTTCAACGTCCTTTATACTATCAAT